AGATATATGGCAACGATAGCACGCACAGCAACTTACAAAGATTTAGATTTTACTTTTAAGCAAAATCCTAATACAAATGACGTTGGAATAAAGAAGGACAATGCATCTATATCACAGAGTGTGTTAAATATACTTCGTACAAATCATGGCGAGCGACCATTTAATTTTTTCTTCGGTGCAAACCTTAGATCATATTTATTTGAGAACATGACAAATATAACAGCAGCGCAAATGTCTACTTCTGTTAATTTGGCTTTAGCTAACTTTGAACCAAGACTAGAAGTACTTAACACAAACATACAAGCAAAAGCTTCAGAGAATGAAGTAATGATAACAGTAACCGGCAGAGTTAAATCAAGTAATGAAATACTTGATATCTCTACCTCAATAGAGAGATTACGCTAATGGCAATTGAAAGAAGAATTAACGCAAGTCAATTAGACTTTGATCAGATCAAATCAAATTTAGTTGCACATATGAAGGCTACTGACTCAACCTTCAATGATTATAACTACGAAGGATCTGCGATGAGCACTGTCATTGATGTGTTAGCATATATAACACATGTTAATTCAATGAATGCTAACTTCGCTTTGAATGAAACATTCCTTGACACATCTCAATTAAGATCTTCTGTTGTATCACATGCCAAACTATTAGGATATACACCAAGATCAATTGCCCCTTCCGTTGCTTATATTAATATGACGATGGCAAAGGGTGTAGCAACACCTTTTTGGAATCACGATGGAAGCAATACACCGCTTCCTTTAAGTATGCCAAGAGGAACAAAGTTCTCTACAACTATTGACAGTGTTCTATATCCAATGTTTAATTCAACAACTCAAACAATTAACTATGATGCAACTGATGGTTGGAAGTTCTCTAATATAAAATTAGAGCAAGGTACATTATTAAGTATTAATTATACATATCAGAATAATAAATTTGAATCATATGTAATTCCTGCTACTAATGTAAACACTGCTGCAATCAAAGTTACCGTTACAGATTCAGGAGCAACAAATGCTGCAAAGGTTTATTCATTAAATAAAAACATGGTAACATTAGATGGTACATCTGAAACATTCTTTTTAGAAGAAGGAAGAGATGGATACTATGAAGTAAAATTTGGTGATAATATTATTGGTAAGAGACCAGGAAATGGAAACAATATTGAAATTGAATATTCTACAATAGCTGCAGGCATTGATATAAATGGTGCTACTACATTTGTTATGACTGATTCATTGAATGGTAATAGTGATGAGACAGTTACACTTGTTACTAAAGCTACAGGTGGTGCACCAAGAGAAACTAAAGAGTCAGTTAAATTTAATGCTCCTCTTGCTCATATATCACAGAACAGAGCTGTTACACCTGATGACTATAAAGCTATTATTAAAAACGAATTCGCTGATGTTGAGGCTGTTTCAGTATGGGGTGGAGAAGATCATGACGTACCTGATTATGGTAAGGTGTATATTAGTATTAAACCTTTATCGGCTGAAGTATTAACGGCTGAGCAAAAGACAACAATCAAAACAAATATTCTTAAACCTAAAAACGTTGTAAGTATTACTCCGGTCTTAGTTGATCCTGAATATACATACATTGATTTAGAAGTATTCTTTAAATTTAATCCTAATAAAGCTACAGTCACTGCAAGTGGTTTAGCTACATCAATAAGGAACTCACTAGTGGCATATAATAACGATACACTGAAGAGCTTCGGTGGTGTATACAGAGATTCAAATGTTCTAAAAGCGATTGATGATACTAATGTTGCTATCATATCTAACATCACTCGTATTAAGATGCAAAAGAAAATTGTACCTGTTCTTGGTACAGCAACTAAATACGAACTTAAGTTTAATCAAGCTCTTACAGATCTAGATGCTACTACAGGAACTACTGGTTCTTATGTTGAGTCAACACTATTTACATTTGCTGGAGTTGATGCCAAGCTTAAAGACTACTATGATGCTTCAAGTGATACACGTATTATTCAAATAGTTGATACAAATAATTTAGTACTAAGTACAAACATTGGTGATGTGAATGAAGAGGCTGGAACAGTTACTCTTACATCATTTAATCCTACAGCACTTCCTACAGGTTCTACAACAATAGATGTTACTGTCAAGCCTGCATCATCTGATATATCACCTACTAGGAATGAACTATTAACTATTAATACCTCTACCGCATCAATTACTGGTGAGATAGATACAATGGCTACTGGCGGTACAACTGCTGGAATCGATTATAATACAGTGAGTAACTAATGTCAAATACTCTTGGTAAATATAATATATCATCTTACATAGATGAACTAGTACCTGATCACGTAGAGTCTACATATCCTGATCTAGTCTCCTTTCTTAAGACGTATGCATTATATTTAGAACGTACAAACAAGTCAAGCTTCTATCTTAACTCATTAGATATCCAAAGAGATATCGATCATGTAGAAGAAGCATTACTTACAGAACTACAGAATGAAATTGGTGTTGCGGTACCAAGAGATTTTGCCACAGATCCAAGAGCCTTTTATAAGAGACTCGTTGAATTTTATAAATCACGTGGTACACCTGAATCGATCACGTCTTTCTTCCGTGTTATATACGATGATGAAGTAGAGACATATTTTCCATTCGTTGATGTATTAATTCCATCTGATGGAAAGTGGACAGATGTATCTGTAGGTACTATAGCTGATAGAACAAAATATACACCAACAAATACATTTACAATATCTGGTACACCAACAGTAATTGATCACAATTATGGAAACAATGATGCTAATAACCCAGGAATGTTTGATGATGATGTTGTATTTGTAAACGATACATTTCAGACTCCAGGTACAGATTACACTGAAGAAGTATATTCTTTAAGTGGAGTAACTTATTACAGGTTAACATTTACTAGTGCATTAACAAATGGTGATGTTGTAACAACATATCCTAAAGGTTTGTTTACTACGGCAGATGGTTTCTTATCTGATAAAAAGTTTGTACAAGACTCTTATTACTACCAACAGTTCTCATATGTATTAAGAACTGGTAAGAATGTATCTGATTGGAAGAATGCATTTACAAGATTGATTCACCCAGCAGGATTTAAGTTCTTTGGTGAGATAGCTATTCTAGTGAAGCTACTTACATCAGGAAATAATCAAGCACAGTGGGGTAACTTACCTACAGCTGGTTTAATTCAGTTCAACATTGGTGCATTCCAAGTTGGACCAGCAACATTTAATAGTCACATATTAGAGAAATCGTATACTCACTTTACAAATGGTAGTTCACAATTTAAGAAGATAGGTATGCAAAATCATTGGGATAATATGAAGTTCAGATATTTAGGTCCGAACTCAGATTTAGCTCATTGGACACTTCAGGATAGTATAAATAACAATATAAGTACACAATTCGGTATGGGTGGAAACAACTCACTCGTTATAACATAAAAGAGGAAATAAAATGGCAGCAATAATCACAAGTAAATTCAGACTGGATACAACGAATAAGTTCGTAAATAGTCTAAGTGATAATCAATTCTATATGGCACTGGGAAGGCCAAACGCATGGACAGACGACGCAGTTCCGATGACCCCATACGAAAATGACTACGCGTCACACACTTTATGGGAAAATATGTTTGCCATGAAGAGAGTTGATGCTGCAGATATTATTCATTGTTCCCCAAGAAACCTATGGGTTTCAGGTACTACATATGTAGAATATGATGATCAAGATACAAACATAGAGAGCAAAGTATATTTTGTTGTCTCTGCAAATAATAATGTATATATGTGTTTGAAAGCAGGATCAGGAGCAAGTTCAACTAACCCAGATAATACAGCTTTAAGTACATCAGGTGTTATTAATCATAGTGGATCAGATGGTTATATATGGAAATACATGTATACAATCCCAACAGCTGATGTAACTAAATTCTTAACAACATCATTTATACCGGTAAGACATATCAAAGAAGTACCTCCAGGTGGTGCTGATACTGCACTAACAAATCAATGGAGTGTTCAGAACAATGCTATTGATGGTGCGATCTATAATATGAAGATTACAAATGGTGGTTCAGGTTATACTTCAGCACCTACAGTAACGATTACAGGTAATGGATCAGGTGCTACTGCTACAACAACTCTTACATCAGGTGTTATTACAGGTATCACAATGACAGCTCCAGGCACAGGATATACTCATGCTACTGTTACACTAAGTACATCGGGTGGTGCAAATGGTGCGGTAAGACCAGTCATCGGTCCGGCCGGTGGATATGGTGCAGATGCTACAAATGATCTTCGCTCACACTATGTATGTATCAATACAGTATTTACTGGTGATGAATCAGGTTCAATTATTGATGCTAACGACTTTAGACAAATAGCACTATTGAAGAACCCTATTGAAAAGGCTACTGAATCAGCAACAGTTTCAGCTGCTGCTTCAATGGTGATAGGTAATTTTTATAAGATATTAACAATAGGTAATACTACAGATGCTAATTGGGCAACGGTAGGTTCAACATCCGGTAATCCAGTTGTTGGTGAAGTATTCAAGGCCCTCGCTGTTACACTAGCTGGTTCGAGTACAGGTACTATTGCACAAGTTGCAGAAGCAAGTGCATATGACACTACTAAAAAATTAACAGTGGCTGGAAATGCATTCACTGTAGATCAAATTATGGAAGGTACTGTCACAGGTGCTCATGCTATGGTAGTTGAACATACAGGTGGTGTGGTGTCTTATATTCAAAACGAATCTACTGGCTTCATTCCATTCACGACTTCAGATAAAGTTCGTGTGGATGGTACATCAGTTGCAGGTACAGATGTCACGGCAGTTACTGCTCCTTTAGTTAACCATCATTCAGGTGATGTAATGTTTATTGAGAATAGAACAGCTACAACAAGAGCGTCAGGACAAGTAGAAACAGTAAGATTAGTAATCGCATTTTAAATAGGATAGAACAATGGCAATTTCATTTAACGTAACACCGTATTGGGATGACTTCGAAACCGCAGGAGCGGATGGACTTAGTCCTAAAGAAAAATATCAGAGAATATTATTCAGACCCGGTAAGGCTATACAAGCAAGAGAGTTAACCCAGTTACAAACAACATTACAGAATCAAGTGTCATCTCATGGTGACCATACATTTAAAGATGGTTCAGTTGTTGTACCCGGCGCAGTTCACTTACATAATAAAATTGACTATGTTAAATTAGATTCAGTTAATTCATATGCTGATACGGTTGCTGAATTAATTGGTACTGAGTTTACTGATGGTACTAACACAGCTCGTGTTGTTCATGCAGTACTCGCTGAAAATTCTGATCCTATTACTCTATTCGTTAAGTACATATCGGGTGCAGTCTTTGCAGATAATGCAACGATAACAGATGGTGCTCAAAAGTCAGCAGAAGTTAAAGCTGCCGATGCTACAGGTTTTGGTTCTATAGTTGCACTAGAAGATGGCATCTATTATATTAAGAAACACTTTGTTGTTGCTAAAGCTAAAACAATTGTATTAACTAAATATACTAAGGATGCATCATTTGATATTGGTCTATTAGTTACTGAAGGTATTACAGCTTCTGGTTCAGATGCATCATTAAATGATAATGCTACAGGTACACCTAACGAATCAGCTCCAGGTGCTCATCGTTATTCTATTACAGCTACACTATCATCTCAAGCAGTTAACGCTGCGACTGGTAACTTTGTTCTTATTGCTCGATTAGAGAATGGTATCATTACAAAGAATGCAAGAACTGCAGATTATAATAACTTAGCAGATGAGTTAGCTCGTAGAACATTTGACGAATCAGGTAACTACTATGTTAATCCATTTAAAGCTCTTGTTAAATCACATGCATCTGATGCTACTAAATTAACTATTGGTGTTGAGCCTTCGAAAGCTTATGTAAGAGGTTATGAAATACAAACACTAGCCACAACTAATGTACATTTTGATAAAGCAAGGACAACAGAGAAGGTTACAGATAAAGTAACAGAGATTAGCCATAACAATTTTATTGAAGTAACACACTTAGTAGGTACTCCAGACATAACTACATTCGGTAGGTTTGATATTGAAAATTCAGGTGGTACATCAATTGGTACTGCGAGAGCAAGATCAATCGAACGTGTAAGTGGTAATGGTGACACTGATGCATCAAGATATAGAATACACATATTCGATTTCACTGGTACAATGACTGGTGCTGCAACTCTAGATGATAAAGATGCTACAACTCCTGGTACTACTTTTGCTGCAACTATCGCTGGTACAGTTGCTGGCACAGACTATAACATTGGTCAAGATAGTTTAATATTTAAATTACCATACGAAAGAATTAAAACATGTGATAGTGTAGTTGGTGGTGGTACTCCAGACTTTAACTATCGCTTTGAAACAAATAGAATTATTGCTGCGAGTGGTGTTGTAACCGGTGGTTCAGTATCATTTACAACTACTGTTGCTAATGAAGTGTTTGGTACAAAAGGTAACAACACAAACTGGATTATTATTAACGATACTGACTCAACATCTGGTGGTGAAATAGTTACTGTTGGAAACATTGCAATTACTAATGCTTCACAGACAGCAACGATAACTGGATTAACAGCACAAAATAATGACACACTAAGATTGATTGCACCATTTATAAGAACTGCAAATCATAAGACTAAAACATTAAGTGGAAATACTGCTGTTGCATTTAACGCAGGAACAGATTATAGTGTTGTTGCATCGGCTAACTCTCTTCAAAAGGCAGATGTACATGAGCTAGTATCGGTTGTTGAGACTTCTGGTGGTGCTGATGTTACTACTCATTTTGATTTAGATAATGGTCAAAGAGATGATTTCTATGGTGTTGGTCATATAACATTAAAGAGCACATCAAACTATACTGCAACGGCCGCACTTACTGCTACATTTAAGTTCTTTACACATTCTACTGCTGGTGACTTCTTTACGGTTGATTCATACACTGGTCAAATCGATTATGATAAGATTCCTAAAATTAGTGGTATAGAATTAAGATCAGCTGTTGACTTTAGACCACGTCAAGATGATTCTGGTG